CGCAGCAAGCTCAAGGACGTTTGCGAAAACTGCCTGGAAGACCGGGCATATTGGGAACGGATGTACCCGGGGTATACCCTGCATCGGTGCGAAGTCACCATCACGGGCAACTCTACCCGTCACCTGATCGTGAGCCTATACCGCAAGGAACCACCGAAGAACAAGAACAGGAGGAACCAGCCTTGAGCGCAAGAATGGAACTGGAAGACCTGCCGCCCAGGTATCGCGCCCAGGCGGAGAAGCAAATAGCCGCCCGATGCGCACGGAAAGCCCCGGCAGGGGCGGTATCGCTGGAAGCAGCGGCCAAGGCTGCCGGGGAGATCGGGAAAGCCTTCGAGAGCAAGGGTGAGTATGATTTTTACATTGGCACAGTGCTACCGGGCATCCAGTCCGGCAGGATCATCAAGGCAACGCCGCACGTTGCCTTTCCTTTGCTGCCCGCAAAGGATTTCTGCGCTGTCCATCTCCCGGCGGCAAGGTATACGGCGGATTATGTGCTGGAATATGCCGACGGAACGGTGGAAGTGGTGGAAATTAAGTCAAAATTCACCCGGCGGGCGCAGAGGGACTACATCTACCGCCGCAGGCTGTTTGTTGACCTGATTGCAGAGCCGCGGGGCTATGTGTTCCGGGAGATCATCACCCCAGACACAAAATCCGAGATCAAAGAGTGGAAACGTCTGGCTGAACAGGCGGGAAAGGAATCATCATGGGCAAAAGCAGAGCAAGAGTGCCGTCGTATTACCGGCAGAGCATCCAGAACGCCGTAAATCGGCAGATCAACCTTGGCCGCACCAAAACGGCAGCATCGCTGAATCGGGAAGCTATCGGGCAGGTCGTGTCGTACTGTTTTGTGGCAGCGGCGCACGACATTCTGAATTTTGATGCAGGAAGAGCGGCTGTGCTGACCGTCAAGATGAACAATGCGGCGGAGCGGTACACCCTTGACCGGGACAAACGGGGGGCACGGAAAGCCCGCATTGCGCTGGAAGACCGCACCACGCCGATGATGGTGGAAACTTTCCTGCTCCCGGCGGGAAAGCTGGGCAAGACGGCCAATGAGCGGGAAATCCTTGCCGAACGCCGGGATGCTGCCGACATGGTGGCCCGGTATTGTGTGGAAGCTCTACACGACATGAGCTATACCGTGGAGCAGATCGCTGCTGTCATGCAGGAGACCCGCTCCAACTTCGAGCAGTTCCTTGGATGGTCCGAAGATGGCGAGATGGTAGCTTACGAGAAGCTACGCCGTGTGGTGGAGGACATCTACGGCGTGGGGGCTATGGTCGAGCGGGTAAACGGGCAAGGCCCCATCTTCGGAAGCGAGTTTTAATTTTTCGGGAGGCAGAGCATGAAGACACACGAGGCGGAAGCGATTTTGAAATACTGCGCAGATATTCCCCGGCGGCTTACGATCATCCGCCGCCAGTGTGCCACTCTGGACGACGAAGTAGACACGCTGAAAGGCATCAACATGGACGGTATGCCCGGCGGCGGGCTGCCCGGTGACAGCACCGCGGCAATGGCCTGCAAAATGGATGAACTGGGCATCGGTGACAGGTTGAGAAGTCTGGAACGTCAGCAAGCCCTTTTGAAGTCCGATGAAGCTCTGATCCGAGGACAAATTGACCGACTGGACAGTGTCCACAATCTAATCCTGACAGAATACTACATCGGCCACAAAAAATGGGCAGAAGTGCAGGTCGATGCAGGGTACAGCATCCAGCATTTGAAACGGCTTCGGAACGTCGCTTTGCTGGCCTTTGGCCGGGGCATGGAGCAGCTACCCGAGTGCCCTGCCTTATTATCACGCGCGTATAACGTGCGCGAGACCCTGCCCAGGGCGGACGCATGGGTTGAGGGCGATATTCTCCTATAAGGGAAAGCGACCATCAGAGCCTCACGCAAATGCGCTTCCGCAAATTGTGTCCACCCGGCGCAGAAAAACAAACACGACTACCCGGAGATGTGGAAAAGTTGGCAAGAAATTACCCGGCGGGCTGTGCGGCCTGCCGGGTATTGTAGAATCTGAGATTTTGGAGGGAAAAATGACTATCAAAATTGAGATCAGTGGAATCGGATTGCGTGAACACGTTGCAAAAATCATTGCAAAACAAATCGTGAAAACAGGGATAAAAGAAAAACAAAAGTGGTATAACGAAGAAGCTATCCAGTGCGAGTTGAATAACATGGGCACCATCAAGCTGGTTAAGTGCTGGATAAGAAATGTTTGGCCGTTTCCACAGCTACACTCTTTGCGATCTCGACTATCACATCTGCACTGAAAGAACCGGCTTTTTTAGCAACGCTTTTGACCTTTGCCCAGTTTGTGTCTGCTCGGATATTCTCGAGAAAGCTATGTCCGGCAGGGGTCAATTCCCGGATGTTGACACGGTACTGTTCAGGGTGAGAACCGGGGCAAAGAGTGATAAGCCCAGCTTCGGCGCAGTATTTCACGGAATAAAGAATATCATCATTGTCGAATTTAGCTTCAAGCTCAACTTGATAAGTGGGCGGATCAATGGGTTCTTCACCAAGCATATCAAGAATATCAGCCCGTGCATAACGAATGAAGTAGCAGTAGTGGTCAAAATCTGTGTGTTCTTCAACGCAGAGCATAACAGCCCGCACACAATCCATGTTCAGCTTCATACAAACTGTCCTTTCAACATCATAAGCCCGTCAGGTCATCGACCCGGCGGGCTTTTTGAATTTCGTAATTACTTTTTGTTCGGATTCTCAGAATCGGGCGGGGCGTTGCGCTTGAGGATAATCTGCGGAGCATCGGGGGCGGCTCCCTGCTCTTTGGCGTACCGGGCAATTTCATCCGGCAGCCCGACGGGAAAACCGTTTTCGTCAAGCGGCCCATCGTACCCGGTGAAGTCCACAATATGCACGGCGGGCGGCTCGGGGATCGTTTTGTAGTATCTGCCGTCCTCGTAGTTCTGATCTGTGACCCGGT